AGACCCGCTAGAGTCGCTAGAGTCGCTAAATGAACTTAATGAAGTTGATGAACCTAATGAACTGGAGTCGCTAGAGTCGCTAGAGCCACTTGAGCTACCTGAATCACCTCAGCCAATTGAGCCACCTGAATTACCCGTATTAAGAATGCCACTTGATCCACTTGATCCACTTGAACTACTTGAACTACTTGAGCTGCTTGAGCTGCTTGAGCTGCTTGAGCTAGAAGAGCTAGAAGAGCTACTTGAACTACTTGAGCTACTTGAACTACTTGAGCTACTTAAGCTAGTAGGGCTACTTGAGCCAGTAGAATCACTAGGACTGTTCAATAATAAATCACTAGAGCTGCTCGTGTTATCAGAAGAGCTCGAATCACTCGATGAGCTACTTGACGAATCACTTGACGAATCACTTGACGAGCTACTGGACGAGCTACTGGACGAGCTACTTGACGAATCACTTGACGAGCTACTCGATGAGCTACTCGATAAATCGCTAGAGGAGCTTGTGTCGCTGGTAGAGCTTGTATCTATAGGAGAGCTTGTATCGCTGGCAGATCTAATTAATGAGCCACTTGTCGTGCCAGTTGGTGGAACACTTAATAAGTTACTGGATGAGCTACTGGATGAGCTACTCGACGAATCACTCGATGAGCTACTGGGTGAGCTACTGGACGAGCTACTGGACGAGCTACTGGACGAGCTACTGGACGAGCTACTGGATGAGTCACTCGATGAATCACTTGATGAGCTAGAAGAGCTAGAGCCACTCGATGAAACCGAAGAACTTAAATCGGTTGAATCATGCGCATCACTTGTAGGATCTGGAGGATCTACTGCGCAGTCATCGTTTGTGGGTATGCTTTCCAAAATGATTTGTATTAAGGTGTATTAAAAGGAACGTGCGCCTACTCCACCAGATAATGTAAATTCACATACGCCCGTATCTGATATGTTTGAGCCTAATGTATATTCTTTCCCTCCGTGTGTAAAAATCCATTGACAGCATGATTGTCCCCCTGTTCCAAAAGGTACAAGTGTGCCAACTGCAATTACCTCTTGTCCGTCTATTTTAACACAGATTTCTCCGCAAGAGTTAGAGCTGGAAGTGCTACCAAAGCTACTAGAGCTGCCGCCAAGACTGCTACTAGAGCCACTGCTTGAACCACTACTAGAACCACTACTAGAACTACTGCTGCTTGAGCTACTTGAACTACCAATGCTTGAACTACTACTAGACGAACATTCTTCAAAATCTTTGCCGTCATAAACAAAGCCAGCCTGTAATGAGCCTAAAAAAGCATCCATATTAACAAAAGGTAATGGAGCAACAGCACCATCACTCCTCTCCAAAACCACTTCCGACTGCAAGTTGAGGTCGTCAGAATACTGAAAAAGATTGTATTCATGAAAAATCCAACCGCAAACTGGCAACTCAGCGGTTACTCCACCCAAAGGTATACCTTGCACGTATCTATTCACCCCGTCGATACGTATGCATATATTGATACAACCTGAACTAGTATTACTCGATCCGCTACTGCCACTACTACTTGAGCCACTATTACGTGAACCACTGCTCGAGCCACTAATGCTCGAGCCACTGCTGCTTGAGCTACTAGAACCACCACTGCTTGAGCCACTAATGCCTGAGCCACTACTGCTCGAACCACTACTGCCCGAACCACTACTGCCCGAACCACTAGTGCTACTGCCACTACTACCTGAGCTTGAGCTTGAGCTGCTCTTGCTTGATCCGTAATTTATAGTTCCAATAGTCATACATCCAGCTTCAGACGCTCCTCATTAGCCTTGAACTGTTCAAGAGTTTTATGCTCAAAACGGACACCGCTGAAGCCACGACGTATTCCAGTAACACGAACAACCAACCTATTTGGTCTAGCAAAAGGATTCCATGAGGTTTTAATATATAAAACGCCATCTGCATCTATACTGCACCCAACGTTACTAGCCCTATCTGTAGTGCAACTCACCACTTCTAAGCTGCCATCTTCTAAAACTGATTTGAAGCGACCACAAGTTCTGTGTGTCCAGTTTTTAGCCCCCTTTGGACGTGACACAACAAAAGTATCATCAAAGCGAACATCAGGTGACTCCGTGCAATACAAAGCAGCATAACCAGTAGGTGACCAACTAACTGGAACAATAGCAGAATCTTTACTGCTACCACTATCCGTCCCTCCACTACTACCTCCACTACCTTCACTACCTCCACTACTACCTTCACTACCTCCACTACTACCCCCACTACTACCCCCACTACTACTACTACTGCCATCTACCAAAGTAATGTAAACATCACTGCAAATGTACTGTTCCACCTCCTTTGTTTCGAGTTGATTGCTAAAATTAGGAGCAGCCCCAGTAAAACTCGTAATTATAGGCAGGGTTGCAAGATCCAACT